AATATACTAAGCTTGCTGACTATACTTTACTAGGGGTTGAGATTTTTATTTCCAAGATGCAATTTAATTATGTCTCTTGGTTTCTAAAATTTCGAAAATCTCTGGAATCATATCCTAGGATTATGTTCCATCCCAAATTTCTTAATTCTCTTGTTAATTTCTTAATTCTCTTGTCAATTCCTTAATTCTCTTGTTAATTACATAGGCGTAACTCCTGCGACAACTTCAGGCGTAACTCGGGTGTAATTGTATTATTTAGGCGTAACTCCTGTGACAACTTCAGGCGTAACTCGGGTGTAATTGTATTATTTAGGCGTAACTCCTGTGACAACTTCAGGCGCAACTCGGGTGTAATTGTGTTATTTAGGCGTAACTCCTGTAACAACCCAGTGAAATGCGTTATTATAGGCGAAGCTAGGCGTGGCTCCTTACTATGGCTTAAATTTGACCCTTTTCAAGAATTGCATCCAAAGCCTTGCGCCATGGTCCATCGTCGTCAATTAATTTGGCGAGTCTCTTGTAGGACGCCCATACGTTGGCTCTTCTCATCGCTTTCTCCCTTTCGTTATCCATCCACAGTTTCTGCAATCTCTTGTAAGATTTCTGGAATTCATCATACACAGCAATCGCTCTAGCTCGAGCATCTCTATCATTCTCTTCTGTTGATTTTCGTTTTGATGGCGGCATATATACATAAATTACATTTTTTATTGCTTTTCAAATCTTTAGCGGGGACTAATTAGTCCGCATACATTAATAGGGATCTCAACCCCTAGTAAAGTATAGTCAGCAAGCTTAGTATATTTTAATATATTATATAATTTACTATAATCAATTTAGCTTGCTGACTATACTTTACTAGGGGTTCCCCGAATGTCGCAACTGCCAAGATTTTGTTATCCTCAATTACTAAGTGCAAGTTTGGTAAGAAAACTTACTTTCTCCTGCGTAAATTCATTCGACCACATATTTTTCTTGTCTTCAATTTAAAACGGTTACTTGAATTTCACCTGGATTAACAGGTGTAACCCGATTTGCATTGCTGCGTTTCATATTTGTGAATTGAAGTCCTCCATTAGGATTGCTGACCACAGTGGGGATACGCTGGTTAGGGTTAGCCCTGTTACTACTTTCTTGACGCAATGATGTCTGAGGGAAAATTATAGTAGGGTTACGGTTAGGGTTACGGTTAGGGTTACGGTTAGGGTTACGGTTAGGGTTACGGTTAGGGTTACGGTTAGGGTTACGGTTAGGATTACGGTTAGGATTACGGTTAGGGCTCTGTGAACTTAATTTTAGATTAGTAAGGATCGTCACTACGATAATAGCTCCTACTGTTGCAAGAACTACCGCATAGCCTGGGATTTTTCCCTCTTTTGCAAGGAACATTGATCCAAAAACAACTGCTATTACTGTAATATATATTAATGGTCTAATTGCGGCCATGACATACTTCAGTCTTGCCATTTACATACATTCAGTGTATCTTTTTTTAGGGGACGTACCGTCCAAATTATTCCACTAATAAAGATGACTGAACCACAGCGCAGGAAGATCGCGCCAATTTAATTACTAATCACGCAATGAATCTTGTCTAGTTGCTCCTTGTACCGACGGCCGCCATCGGTACCACTAGCACTCTCCTTCACCTTATCCTGGTGGTTCAAAAAACGTAACCCCTCCCGCGTCTCCTCATCCGCCTCAACCTCCAACTCGCCCGAATTGTCATCGTAAAGCTGCTCCAAAACATCTCCCTTCGCCTGATTCTCCCACTGCTTATCCCCATCATCCCCCTGCACCACCACCTGGTAGATCGCACGCTTCTGATTCGGAATGCGCACATTGTTGTTCACACCACCCGGTGCCCGCCGGTACTTCAGCTTGATGAACTGAGGCACCGCATTCGCTGGATCGGCCAGCAAGGCGCGGATCTGAGCAGGGGTGATATGATTGATCGACTCCTTACCAAAGACGTTAATGTGCTGCTCCACCACGTAACGGTTGTTGGTGGTGTTGTTCACTGTCCTCGGTCTCTTAATCAACTCCTTGATCTGCTCGTCCTTTACTGCGAGCTGCTTTTCTAGTGATGCTATACGTGCATCCTTCTCACACTTCACCAACTTACAACTCTTCTTATGAACAAACCACGCACTAGGAAAGTTAGTCGTGTATCCACAGTCACAAACTCGAGCCTCTTTGTAAGTATTACTTGGCATCAGGTCTTACTGTAAACAAATATCTTATCTTTAAATCATCAATTGATGATCAATTGATCATCAATTGATCATCAATTGATCCTCTCCCCTTCCTGACGCTACTCTCACTAGTGTTACTCCTTCTCTTTAACGTAATATAATAACATAAAATAAAGATATCGCGAAGAGAAGAGGGGGGGGGGGACCAAGAAAATTTGAAAACTTTTCATAGAAACAAAACCTTTCCGACCCTTGGAAAATATTTGGGTCTCGGTCGAAGACCGCTCGAAAACCCAACGGGTCACCAAAAAATTGAGTTCGACCCCACCCGGTACCAGTGCCATTAGGTTCACCTAACTACACCTGGAGTCATTTTACCAGCTCTCGTGTTGCTAGGTCCACTTGGCGCCTGTAGCGCCTCATTTTCCGTCTTACGCCTGTGGCATGCAGGGCATAGCGCTTGCATGTTCCACTCTTCATCATCTCCGTCAAGGAACAAGGGTATGACGTGATCCACGTCATATTCCTCCAAAGCGTCTGTAAGCTTGCACTTACCGTCTGGGTTTGCACATTTGAAGTTTTGCCGTAGCGCGATCTTCCTGCGCTGCGGTTCAGTCATCCTTTTTCGCTTGGTACCCTTGGCAGCTCCAGGCCGGACGGGCGGAGGGGTATGGACTTCGATTAGTCTTTTCATTAACTCCTTTATTTGCTCGTCCTTTGCCGCCAGCTGTTCCTTTAATGTGGCGATAATCTCTTTGTCTCTTGTTACCACTAATTTGCAGTATTTCTTGTGTTGGGACCAGTTCCTCATAGCTATGGTAGTGTAACCACACTCACATATACGAGCTTCTTTATATTCCTTAGCTGGCATATCTCCTATTTGATACCACATATCTTATCTTTAAATCATCAATTGATCATCAATTGATCATCAATTGATCCTCTCCCCTTCCTGACGCTACTCTCACTACTGTTACTCCTTCTCTTTAACGCTATATAATAACATAAAATAAAGATAACGCGAAGAGAAGAGGGGGGGGGGGACACAAAAAATTTGAAAACTTTTCATAGAAACAAAACCTTTGAGGGTCTTGGAAAATATTTGGGTCTCGGTCGAAGACCGCTCGAAAACCCAACGGGCCACAAAAAAATTGAGTTCGACCCCACCCGGTACCATGATGCAACAGCTTTCTTGTTCTCTGGATCAGCAACACGTATAAAATCAGTCAGTAAACTATTGTTTTTTGGGTCCGTGCTAATAGCTGCTACTCTGAAGAGGTTTTTGTCTAAAAGTTTTATCGCCCATGTTTGATTGAATCGTGATTTTCTTTGATCAAATGTTATGTAATTCTGTAATGTGCAGTCTAATAAAAAAAGTGAATAGTATTGATATATACCATAGTATGAAGAAAGGCAGTGGATCTAGGATGACTCTAAACGAACTACCGGAAAATATGATAAAAAAAATTGCTCAATTTCTTCCGCCTAATCAAAGAATTAAGCCAACAAGCGGCACAATAAGTGTTTCGATCCCCCTGTACTTTGACGACGCAAATGTTTTCGATCCCCCTAACACAAAACAGACTACTAAGATCGCTACCAAGAATTTAGGGACGTTAGGGTTAGCCCATGGTATTGGGCCACCAGTAATCGCAATCAAACTTCATAAGAACACAGATAATATAACTAGAATATTGTTTGAAGATCATAGGCTTGCGCGCCAAAAAAAACCAGAATTTAGGCATGTGTTTCAACCGCGCTCTTATGTTCGGAATTTTTTGAGTGAGGCGTATATACCGAGAAGGGTGCCCTGGCTTAATTTTTATAATTACTCGTACGAGTCAGGCTTCGGCGCGCCCAGACCCAAAAACTCTGATAGAGTGTTAGCAACAAAAGCAACAAAGCCGCAGACGAACTTGAGATATACGTTGAAACGTAAGAACATATATCGACCTGAAAATATTACTGATTATAAGTTTTCACCCAATTCACCCAACGGATTGGGCAAATCAGTTTATTATGTTAGTTACAACTTTGAGGTTGCAGATAAAGGAAAAGAAAAGATCAAAACCAGATCCCAGACAAATGAAAATAAACGCACGAGAACGGCAACAAACTTTATGCGTGCAAGCAGATCTATGAGAAACGCATTACAGAGCAACGCATCCATTGCTGAATTCTCCGCGCACGGTGGACGAAAAATTCGAAATGGAGTGAACCTGAATCCACGGGGCGGAATTTTGAACCCCCCGAAGGGCAGGTCGGAACTTGATAACTTAATCCAACGCGTAAGAGGAATGAACGCGTGGCAAAATAGACTAAATAAGGATTACGAAACTAATAAGGATCACAGATCTTTGTTGAGGTATGAAGACTTTGTTAAAAATGATAAGAAGCAAAATAACAATAGGAAAAAAACAGCAAATAGAAGCACGAGAAGCGTGTGAATTATTCTAAAATCGAGAAGAAGATTGAATCCCAAAGTCTTATTTATGACGTATACATTGTCTAACGCCACGATCGGTATCACTGTAAACCTTTCCGACCCTTGGAAAATATCTGGGTCTCGGTCGAAGACCCTTCCACTCGAAAGTTCGAAATTTAATTTTCAACCCACCAACCCACCTGGTACCAGTGACACCATCTTTACCCACACACGCCTAAAACCAAAGCTGGCGGCGCGCGCGCGAAGGTTTTCTGGTTAGGGTATTCCCACCTGGTACCAGTGGAGCTCGCGCACCTGACTATCATGGATAAGGGTTATAAGCACCCGACATACGCCTAAAATCATCTTCGGACGCCCGATAGCGCATCAATACGCCCGCTAGGGCAGGCGTATTTCGGGTGTAATTACGTTATTCAGACGTAGCTCATGCTACGCCCGCTAGGGCAGGCGTATTTTCAGGTGTAAATACATTTTTCTTTAAGAAATGAATAAAATATATTGTCATAACATTAGCGAATGACGTACCACAACAATTTTCTTAAAAATCAAGAGATGAAAAACAAGGAGCAACAAAGGGCCAATGAAAGAATGAGAGAAATGAACAGTGCAATAGCATACGCCCGAAGAGAAGTAGGTTCCAACGTGGTAAATAAGCTAAATACACACTATAAAAACAGAGACGATATACTAAACCTCTATCGCAAGAGAAACGGCTCTCGAAGGAATGCTAATGCTATTTTGGCAAGATTACGAAACAGGGCGAGAAACAACGAAGGACAGCATTATGGTACGGGGTTCAGCGGATACGGAGGGTTCGGATACGGATATTAGGCGTATGTCGGGTGCTATTACCCCCCACTATCAAAACAATCCCCATGCAGGTAAGTATTCTTATAGAAACCAATTTTAGGCGTAGATACGATATACGCCATCTTTAGATTATAATCGTGCTTATAACGTTCTTCACGTGAATCCAGTAATTATATGTACTTATACGTGTATTAATTACTAATCACGCAATGAATCTTGTCTAGTTGCTCCTTGTACCGACGGCCGCCATCGGTACCATTCGCACTCTCCTTCACCTTATCTTGATGATCCAAAAAACGCAACCCCTCGCGCGTATCCTCATCCGCCTCAACCTCCAACTCGCCCGAATTATCATCGTAAAGCTGCTCCAAAACATCCCCCTTCGCCTGATTCTCCCACTGCTTATCCCCATCATCACCCTGCACCACCACCTGGTAGATCGCACGCTTCTGATTTGGAATGCGCACATTGTTGTTCACACCACCTGGTGCCCTCCGGTACTTTAGCTTGATGAACTGAGGCACCGCATTCGCTGGATCGGCCAATAACGCGCGAATCTGAGCAGGGGTGATATGATTGATCGACTCCTTACCAAAGACGTTAATGTGCTGCTCCACCACGTAACGGTTGTTGGTGGTGTTGTTCACAGTCCTTGGTCTCTTAATCAACTCCTTAATCTGCTCGTCCTTTGCTGCCAGCTGTTGCTTCATTTGCTCCTTCGTATCTGCTAATTGTTGCTTCATTTGCTCCTTTGTATCTGCTAGTTGTTGCTTCATTTGCTCAATCAATTCATCCTTATCGCACTTCACCAACTTACATCTTTTCTTGTGAATTGACCAGTTGCTAATAGTGACTGTGGTGTACCCACAGTCACAAACTCTCGGTTCTTTATACTGCGTAGTGGGCATTTGTGTTATTGTCAACAGATATTTCTTGTCTTTAATAGAATTTTATAAGGATTGTATCAGGGTTGTATCAGGGTTGTATCATCCCCCATCTCCTCTTACAACGACCCCCCCCTTTCAGGAAGGTTACTCCTTCTTTTTAACGCTTTTTAATAACACAAAAATAAGATATCGCGGGGTTGTATCATCCCTCATCTCCTCTCACCAATACTTTCCTTCTCTTTCAGGAAGGATACTCCTTCGTTTTGACGTTATAGAAATTTCAAGGGATGATACAAGGGTTGTATCATCCCTCATCTCCTCCTATCACTACTCCCACTAGTGCTACTCCTTCCTTTTAACGTAATATAATAACATAAAAAAAGATATCGCGAAAAGAAGAGGGGGGGGGGACACAAAAATTTTGAAAACTTTTCATAGAAAACCAAAACCTTTGAGGGTCTTGGAAAAAAAATTGGGTCTCGGTCGAAGACCCTTCCACTCGAAAGTTCGAAATTTAATTTTCAACCCACCTGGTACCAGTGCCGGTAGGTTCACCTGACTTCACCTGTATGTGACATTGAAAACGCGGAATTGAAACTGCGGAATTGAAACAATCCTGCTCGTTCTGCCGTGCGCATATCAAGACAGTCTGCAGTCTGGTCGAGATCTGAAATGGATGACACGAGCAGCTGGCTCTACCCAGACTGTGGCTCTACAGCTAGCTGCGTTCATGCCGGGTTTCGTGTGGGTGAAAACACAGCAGGGCACGCGCACTGCGGGGTTCTTTGCATTCCAGGCCAGTGAGGGTCAGGTTTTCACGTCTGACGGCACCCAACTCGAGCTACCACCGGGCTGCGTTGTGGTGCACAACGAGGAGTTGATGACGATGATCAACAAGAGCACTCCGAAGGGCATATACGTCTCCGCGTGGGAGGAGACCCGGGACAAGTGGTCTCAGTACTTGCGTGGTATCAGCCTGACCATCAATGGCAGTATCTTGTGCCGTCCCGACTATTTCATGCTGAACAACGCCATTACGGCGATCACTGAGATGGCCGGGATTCCTACGCCCCGCAACCGATCAAAGGACGTGATCGCGGAGAAGAAGGCGGATGCCATGGCCAATAAGAACAAGATTGAGCTCGATTACAAGGACAAGATCGAAACGTCCCTGCAGATCCTGAAGCCCAAGACGGTCCGCGCCGGCACCCTGGACCCTCCTGGCCGGCTGACCGCCTCCAGCCAGCCGGTACTGAGACGTCCCGCACCCTCGTGCCGCGCGCAGAGCGCTTCGGTCCATAGGTTCTACCGCAAGGCGACAGACGAGCTGAACATGCACTTCATGGTTCAGAACCGGCTCACGAAGATCATCTTCCCGACGATCGAGAAGATTGACCAAGTTGTGCAGATTTCGCCAGAGGATGACGAGTGGACAGAATACATCAAGCTTTGCACAAAGCTTAACATTGCGCCCCCCACGCAGATGCAGACGGAGATGTGCCAGCACTTCATGATCATCAAAAACAATAAGATCATGGCGGGCATGTCCGTCATGACCGCTAACATCAACTACTCCAACAGGTGAGTCGATTAAGGTCAGGCTTGCGGGTGGTTAGGCTTGTGGGTGGTTAGGCTTGCGGGTGGTTAGGCTTGTGGGTGGTGTATGGGGTGAGGTGGGGAGTAGCTAACCTAACCAGGCGCGTCTGCTCGTCTATCGAGGTGCTCGTGTCCAACAAGCCGGGGAGCGCCAGGATCTTCCACAGTCTCATCTCAAAGCACCTCAAGAAGCGTGTGGGCACGTCCTACATGGTGACACAAGCTCTCGACAGTGTGAAAGCCAGTGAATTTTGGTACAAGCACCTGGCTCGCCACAGGGAGGCTGACGCACTCACCTTCATGTTCTTCATGCTTGATAACCGCTACAAGCTCTTTGAAGGCGTCACCAACCTGCGCACGAGCTACTGAGCGAGAGCTTTTTAGCCTCAAATTTCCATGATTCGCTTCTTGTTTTCGGCTTTGTTTACAGATGGGTCGGTTAGGGTATGGTTAGGCTTAGGGTTTACGGTTTTGTTTCCAGCTGTTCATTTGATTGCGTGCAAGTGATCAAAGTGCACTTGACTCTCAGATATGACAGTAAAATGTTCTGATGCTGCTTGGAATTAAGACAGTAAAATGTTCAGATCCTAGTGGATAGTTTTTATGCACAAATGTGATAACTTGCTTTTTTGCAGTTGCATCGATAAACGCCTGTTTTTGTGACGGGAATTCTTTCGCAGTAAATGTTTGTAGTCTAAACGAAGTCGAGGGGCCGTGTAGTTTACTAAGCTGAACTAGGTGGCGAAGGGGTTCTTGTATGTAATCATCGACTGCATTCGGCTTATTTTTACTTTTTTGTATGGTTGCAATATATCGTATGTTTCGATCCCATAAAAACTTGCGAATGGCGGGAGAGTAGTATACAACCTGTTCTGGATTACCAAATGTACCATTTCTTACCCGACGTTGTAATGTGCGTTTATTTCTTGGATTGAAGTAAGAGTTGTTCTTGAAAAAACGTTCCAAATCACATACGGCTCCTCCTTCGCCTGTTAGCTTCATACCAAGGGCCTTTAGTATTACATAGAAGTAACAGCGGCCGTCACCAGTGACATCGTGGTGTGTATAATCTGAGTATTGTTTGATCACGGAGTTTCTCATTAACGGACACGCCCTTATGGCCCGTACGGGCGAGTGTGCTTTTTTTGGGGCCCTTTTGGCTGTCTTTTGGCGTCTTTGTGGAAACTCACCTTCGTTTGGCGCATGCGCGCCTTCGTAGATAGCATTTTCCAGTTCTAGTGGAAGCCGATCATTGTCCATTGGCCAGTGGACCCGTTTCCTTGTTGCACTTCTAGCTCTATTGTAATGAATTCTCTGGTTTGGGTATTGGTCCCCCAAGGAAGGGGCGCTCATTGGGGATGGGTCGGACGTCGCCGCCCGGAGGTGAACACCAAGTGTGTCAAATGCAAATGCATCTTTAACTCTCACTTGCTCTTTCCTGGCGCTAGACGAACGCGCCCGTTCCACACCGCCCACGCTCGGCTTAGTCCTGCTAGCGCGCGGCGCGCGGGCCCTGGTGGGGGTGCCCAACTGCTTTGGGGCATAACGAAATGCAACAGTATTTTGGACAGCGGCCAGATCCCTTGGTAATGGGTTTTTTCGCTTATATTTTTCATATTCCCTTTCTAGTCTTCTAGTTGCTGCTCTAGATAAGACTCCTCTCATTTTTTCTTTACGTTCATTATCGGCCTTCTTTCTCCGATAATCGGCTTTATCTTCCAACCTTCTCTGTGCTAGCTGGTTCTGTCTCGTTTGGTTCGTGATTAATTGTACTGCCCACTTATGGACTAACCCTAACGAGGGTTGTACTGCAGCAGACTTAGCCGCTCTTGTTAATACAAGAGGACGTCCCGGAATACCTAATTCTGATTCGTTCTTCAAGACTGCCTCAAGTGCCTTCCAATTTATGCCTTCCATGCTCGAAAGCGAGCTGGCACGTGAAACGCGCGTTTGCCTCCTCTTGGGCGCCATATCCCTGGGGACCTGCAGACATTGATTACTGTTGCACGTATACAGACGGTCTCCAGGGTGTCGCTTAGGACCAACTGCATCAAAATAACGAATCAGTTCTGACGGCTGCATGCGCACCCATTCGCTAGTTACCACTTTCTCGCTACCATTCTTACCACCCTTACCATTAGAACCAAAGCCCAATGCGTCCACTCCTGGACTACGAAGGACTCGTTTGAGCGTCGTCTCTCTTGCAGTCGCATAATCACGGATTGTACCGTATTTACGATCGTGTGATGGTGTGATCATAACGGCATGCACAGTGGTGCCTGCCGGCCAGTACGTACTGTAAGAGCCAATGCGGCCTGCTAACCCTTTCTGCCCAGGTGCCTTTCCAATCTTTACATTATTAGGCACAGGATTATTGCAAGTCTCACCATCATAAAAGTTAGCAGGACAAGATGGAGAAACCATGTAAAGACCTGTTGCACCTGCCCAAGGTTGATCTCGCCCCCCTGGGTTTTCATACAATTCCAAAAACTTTTTTGAATCCATATATTCACTTACTTTACTCACCTATTTATTTTCTATTTAACACACTCAGAACTCATCTCAAACCGCACGCGAACGCGCAACCAGTCCGTGACTCTCCAGTCCACCAGGCCACGCAGAGGGGGTAACACACGGTTACTCATTTACCCCCCCCCTGGGTTCCCACGTGGTCACTTTCACGTGTGGACTGACTGAGCGTGTTTCCGATCGAGGGCCGCCATGTCCGAATCCCCCGCGTCTGGGGAAACACCCGATCTCAGTGTCCGGGAACTCATCTCACTCATCAAGCAAATCAACTCCAGTCGCCCTCCTGTCAACAACAACTCCAGCTCCACCTTTCGCGATTCCATCACCGCAGCACAGAAAGTCACCGTCGACAAACTCATGGCCGTTGATTCAGTCTCCGCGCACTTATCCACTCTCTTTTCTGAAAAGCCGTACATACCCAGCAACCTCCTCCCACAGCTACCCGTGACCGTGGAGGGAGCAATCAACGGTATCGTCATTGCGGTGAACCCCCAACAGAGCTTCTCTTCCGCTCACGTGACAGAGGGCTTCCTCTGCAAGAAAGTGAACAACCCGGACATTTCATACGGACTCATGAATGTCAACACGAAGCAGCCTATGCCGCCAGTCGCACAGGCCTTTCAAGAGTACTACTACAACAACTCTGACTGTACCGCCAACCCCGTTGCTCTCTTATCAGCTCTCGCAAGCCTCATGACGGACGTCTCTCAACCCACATACCCGTCAAAGCTGATGGCCGCCTTCCCCGTTTTAGACATTTGCGATCCCCAAGAATTTCCTCTCCAATTTAATGACCTCACCACTGAGATATTCCTCTTGTTCATGTACTCCAACATCGTCTGTTCCCAACACCCTCATCTACAGTGCTTCCATCCATTGATGGTCTTCAAGTCACTGCTCACTGCTCAAGGACAGAAATTGTTTCCCGTGAATCTCCCCCTTCTCTCCGGCTCCCCTGAAGGAATGCGCTTCATCAACAGGCTCGCAATCGAGATGGTCTCCAAGTGCTACCGGCGCCTACGAGAGCTCCAACCCGCTGCCCTCCCACAACCGTCCATCCAACTACCATTGCAGCAACAATCGCAACAATTGCAGCAACAATCGCAACGATTGCTACAGATGGTGAAAATGCTTCGAGGACAGTTACAAGGAAAGAGACGGCGTAACACCGAGGCCGGTATGCTGGAAAAGGACTTGGCACTGTCGGAGGCGCAGGCGCCGTCGGAGGCGGAGGCGCAAGCGGAGGCCCACCAGGCCAGGGCGGAGGCGAAGGCCAGGGAGGAAGCGCGCGAGGCGGAGGCGGGGGCGGAGCTCAAGGCCAAGCGCCAAAAG